TTCGTAAACTCGGAACAGACTCTTGGATTGCCATTGGGGACATAGCCTAAAATGTCATCTTCAATCGGCATATACGCCTCGCAAATATCGGGGCATTTATCCACCAATAACTATTCATCTATTCAAACCGTAACAGTTGGCTCAGGTGGAGCAAGCAGTATTACATTCAGTTCTATTCCTAGCACTTGGACGCATTTACAGTTGCGTTATATGGCACAAGCAACAGGTAGTGGTAGTTACACTCCTTATTTGCAAATGGGTAACGGAAGTATTGACACAAGCAACAATTATTCTTTTCATTTTATAAATGGCAACGGTTCTTCTGTCACAGCCGTTGGTCAATCAAGTAGCGGAAACAATGTAATTATTACCTCTGTTATTAGTAATAATTCAAATACTAATATATTTGGCGTTGGCATTATAGATATTTTAGATTATGCCAATGTAAATAAAACCAAAGTTATTAGAAATTTGGGTGGCGCTGATAGTAATGGAAGCGGAAATGTTGGTTTATTTTCAGGTGCTTGGTTTAGCACTTCTGCAATAAACACTTTGACGCTTTTTAATGGTGGCGCTAATTGGGCGCAAAACACAACCTTTGCACTTTATGGGGTACGCTGACAATGACAACTAACTTTAGAAAGGCGGCAATCTGATGACGGCTGGTTCAACATATACGCCTATTGCTACACAGACTTTAGGGTCTAGCGCATCTACCGTAACTTTTAGTTCTATTCCTAGTACCTATACGGATTTGGTGTTGATAATAACTGGCGGTGACCCTGGTTCAGTACAACCTGCTTTGCGTTTTAATTCAGATTCTAGCAATCATTATTCATATACTAATTTAACAGGCTCAGGTAGCGTTGCAAGTTCCAATCGCAACAGCAACGGGGGTTTAATTCAATTTGGTTGGGACGCTTATATGACAAATGATTTGAATTACAATGCCATTATTTCAATAATGAATTATTCAAATACAACCACATATAAAACAATTATTGGTAGGGCAAATAATTCTGGAACTGGCGTTGGTGCACATGTTGGTTTATGGTTTGCAACACCGCAAGCAATTAGTACCATTACAATTTTGCAATCTTATGGTAGTAGTAATTTTAATTCTGGCTCAACTTTCACCCTCTATGGAATTGCGAGTGCATAATGGCTAATCCAACAATGACTCTTATTGCTTCTAACACCGTAGGTTCAGGTGGTACTGCCAGCGTTACCTTTTCGTCTATTCCACAGACTTATACAGATTTGAAATTGGTTTATTCTACTAGAGAAGCAAATTCTGGAACAATATCTCAAGTTTATGCAAGATTTAATGGAGATTCATCTAGTATTTATACAGGAAAAAGACTGTTCGGGTATTCTGGAGGCGTTTCTTCTGCTTCAGATTCAACCAGTTATTTTGCGCTTGGATGGACTGCGGGAAATACAACAACAGCAAATACATTTGGAAATGGTGAAATATATATACCTAATTATACTTCATCTAACTATAAATCTGTTTCAGGAGAATTAGTTGGCGAAGATAATTCTGCAAATACTGTTGTTGATTTGTTTGGAGCATATTTATATTCAAGCACTTCTGCAATTACATCCATCTTTTTTGGAGGATTAGATGGAAACTTTATGCAATACTCAACCTTTTACCTTTACGGCATTTCATCTAGTTGAGTGATATAGTTAAATTATGCCAAGCGGTAGATTAGTTCAACACGAGCATTGTACGGTTATCACAAAAGATAAGCGTCAATGCTTAAAGCCACATATTGCTAAAGGTATGTGTCAAATGCACTATAAAAGATTAAAATTGTACGGCGATGTATTTGCCCGACCAAGAGGTAATAAAGGCAAGCGAGCAATATACAAATATGTTTCAGCGCTTGGTCATCCCAACTCTGATTCAAAAGGTTGGATAGCATTACATCGGCTGGTTATGTCTGAACATTTGGGCAGACCTTTAATTGACAACGAAAATGTCCATCACAAAAACGGCAACAAAATGGACAACCGAATAGAAAATCTTGAACTTTGGAGTACTACACAACCCCAAGGTCAGCGCATTGAAGATAAAGTTGAGTATGCTTTAGAAATTCTAAAGCAATACGCACCCGATTTACTAGCATAACTAAGGAGAAACAAATGGCAGATACACCACAAGCAGTAGAAGTAAATTGTGAGACAGGTGTTGTCACCACTCGCGATTTAACCGCTGACGAAATTGCAGCACAGGCAGTTGCTGCTCAAGCAGCAGCAGACCAAAAGGCTGCGGCAGATGCAGAAGCAGCAAAGGTAGAAGCAGACAAGGCTGCGGCTCAGGCTAAACTAGCGGCTTTGGGTCTAACAGCCGATGAGATTGCGGCGATAACAAAGTAATCTGTTAAGGTAGGCGTATGAATTTAGTCCAAAAGGCGGTTGGACAGGGTGGCAAGTTAGCACCGATAGCAATACCAGGAACATTTGGCGGGATGAACCCATCGGTCTTTATAGACCCTGACGGCGATATTCTTGTCAATGTTCGAGTAGTCAATTACATTCTTTATCACTCAGAGAACGAGCAACGCTTTCCCTCTCTTTGGGGGCCACTTGCTTATCTACATCCTGAGAAAGACCAACGGCTCGTTACCGAGAATTATGTAGTCAGACTCAATAGCAATCTTGAAGTAACAGATTGCGCCAAGGTTGAGATGCTAGAGCTACATCAACCCATTTGGGAATTTGTAGGTTTAGAAGATGCTCGCCTTGTATATTGGGATGACTACTACCTCATAGGCGTTCGGCGCGATACTACAACTAACGGCGTAGGTCGTATGGAGAAAAGCAAAGTATCCATAGACAAAGATACTTGGACTATCAAAGAGATTTCACGCGAGCGCATAGAGGTTCCATCTCAGTCATACTGTGAGAAGAACTGGATGCCAATACTCAACAAGCCTTTTCACTTTGTTAAGTGGCATAGCCCTATTGAGGTTATGAAGGCAGAAGGCACGATGGCGCAGCAGGTAGCTCTTAAACAAAGCATACAACCTGAGAAAGACCAGCGCGGAGGCTCTCAACTTATTCGTTGGGGTAGCGTGTATATCGCTATCACTCACGAAGTAGATTTATTTAAGAATTACCTTCAGCAAAAAGATGGCATTTATCGCCACAGACTTTGCGTGTATGACGATGACTTAAATCTTGTGGGCATATCACCTGAGCCATTTAGTTTCCTAGATGGTCGGATTGAGTTTTGCGTAGGGGCTGCTGAGTATGAAGGCGATTTACTTGTATCTTTTGGCTTTCAAGATAATGCCGCTTTTGTGCTTCGTGTTCCTCGTAGTATTGTTGAGGATATGATTGCGGAGGCGCTATGAGTAGTTGTTATTGGTGTCATGGAGAAGGCATACTTCAATCAGGCGAAGAATGTCCTTGCTTTACTAACGCTTGCGAATGTCAGTATTGCCGCAAATGACACTTGAATCTTTAGTAGTGGATTTATCGCATGACCCTTTCAACCCTGAATTAAACTTTCAGGTTGCCCAGGCATACGATAAAGAAAAGCAAACAGCGAGCGCAGTATCGTTTTATCTAAGAACGGCTGAGTATGGCAAGGATTCACACCCTAGCCTTGTCTATGTATCACTTCTTAAGCTTGCTAAATGCTTTGAGGAGCAGAACGACAGACTGCATACAGTTTCTAATTGCATCCTTCAAGCGGTCAGCTACTTACCTTATCGCCCTGAAGCGTACTTTTGGATGGCTAGGTTTCACGAACGCCAACAAAATTGGCAAGAGTGTTACACATGGGCGCGTATGGGTAGCAATCAAGCCATAAACACACCGCTTCCTGATGATGTTGATTATCATGGGACATATTGTTTGATGTTCGAGCGGGCCGTATCTGCCTGGTGGATTGGTCGCAAAGACGAATCCGTTAGCACATTTCAGCGATTGCTTGAGATGGATATAGCGCCTGAATACCGCCAAGCGGTTGAAGATAATCTTGCCCGTATTATTTGACATAGGTGCTAATAGAGGCGATGCCACAGTTGCCGGTCTAAACCTCGGCTACAAAGTAATTGCCATAGAGCCTTCAAGGATGTACCGCGAGCTAGTCAAGAACTTTATCTACAACCAAAATGTCATACCGCTTAAATACGCTGTATCTGACAAAGATTATGACCGCGTAGAGTTCTACGAAGCAGCGGAAGATGGGCTAAGTACCCTCAATAAAGACTGGCTGACGGCAGACACAATGCCATACGCAGGTAAAGAGTTTTGGACTACGCACGCAACAACTATCACGCTAAACACCCTGGCTGATAAATATGGCGAGCCTGACCTCATCAAGATAGATGTTGAAGGCGCTGAGTGGTCGGTATTCAAAGGCATGACCCGCAAGATGGGTACAGTAACTTTTGAATGGACTAATGCCACGATTGCTGAACACAGCAAGCAATTAGATTACCTAGCCTCACTTGGCTATACAGAGTTTTCAATTCGGTTTATTGAAAATCATCTTCAATTTCCACCTGACGATGATTGGTTGCCGATTGATTTTGCAGATTTACTACAAGGACAAATTGATGCTCGCGCCCGCGCGTGGGAATCGCATGGATGGAAAGTAGCAAACCTACGCCCAACTGCTGATGTTGGAATGTTGTGGGTTCGATAACTAAGGAGAAACTATGGGTCTGCTTGACCGTATCGCTGCGCGAGTAGCGGCAGAGATTACTAAAGCCCCAACACTCCCAACTGGCTCAGTTGCGATGACAGAAACACAGATGCGTAACCAAGCTATTAACCAAAACTCAGGTTATGGCACACAGGTTCCACTTCCACGCGATTCTAATATCGCCAATGTGCCGTTTTCTCCTGGCGTTCCTTTAGTACCAGGTGCGATTAACCCTCTTGGTGAAAGAGGCCGCCCTGACCCACGCCGTTATGAATTTCTTGTTGCTCAGAACATTAACATCACCGAAACACGCCTTGTACCTTTCAAGACGCTTCGCGCTGCTGCTGATCAAATTGACATTATTCGCCGTTGCGTAGAAGTCCTTAAAGCTAAGGTTGCTGCTCTTGATTGGGATGTTGTTATCTCAGATTCAGCAAGCGAAAAGATTATTTCTGAATCAGGTGGCAATCACCTACAAGCTATGGATAAGGCTCGTGAAAATTTAGCTCCTGAGATTAACCGCCTTACAGATTTTTGGAAGATGCCTGATGTTCAAGAAGGTTTGACATTTCCCGATTGGATTAAACTCTGCCTAGAGGAAATTCTTGTTCTTGATGCGTGGGCGCTATGGCCTCAAAA